GGAGGCGCCGGACTACTTCTGCCCGGCGTGTCGGGAGAAGCGGAAGGCGCCGTGCCGGGAGCCGGGGTGTGCGGCGCTAGTGCGTTGGCCGGCGAGGTATTGCGCGGATCACTTGCGGGAGATGGAGCGGGCGCGGGGGAGCGCCTCGAGCCGTGGGTACGGGGCTCGGTGGCGGGAGATCAGGACGGCGAAGCTGACGCGGAATCCGCTGTGCGAGAGGTGTGAGGGAGTGGGGCTGACGCAGGTGGCGACCGAGGTACATCACGTCGATGGGGATGCGACGAACTGCCGGGCGGAGAATCTGCAGAGTCTCTGCCGGCGGTGCCATGAGGGGACGAAGCGGAAGTGAGAGGGCGCAAACCAGACCCGGCCGCAGTCCGGGCCGCGAAGAACGCAGCAGAACCAGAATCCCGCGAGGAGGCCCGCAGGCTATACGCGGACCTATCCCGCAGGCAGCTCCAGGCCGCAGAGAAGGTGCGCGAGCAGGGCGCCGTGCTGTCCACCGAGAAGGGATACCTCTACCGAAACCCCTGGTGCCTGGAGCTGGACAAGGTACATGCCGAAATGCGCGCGCTGATGAAGTCGGGGCTGATGACCGCCGAGGATGCGAAGGCTGTTGGCGACCCCGACGACGACGACGACGTTGCCGACCTGCTGGACTAGGGGAATAGCCATGGGATCGGAGATGAGGGATTGCCATTTGACGAAAGCCTAGCGCAGAAAGCCACCAAGTTCTTCTCGCGGCTGCGGCTCTGTGAGGGTCGGTGGGCCGGGAAGCCAATGGAACTCATCCCCTGGCAGACCGAATTGATCCGCACGACCTTCGGAACGCTGCGGCCCGACGGAACCCGCCGATATCGCATCGTCTATGCGGAACTTCCCAAGAAGCAGGGGAAATCGCCCGCGGCCGCCGGGATCGTCTGCAAGTTGCTCTACTCGGACGGGGAACCGGGTGCGCAAGTCTTTGGCGCGGCTGGCGACCGAGAACAGGCGGGGATAGTCTTCCGCCATTGTGCCGGGATGGTGGAGCAGACGCCGCCACTGGCCCGGATCTCCACGATCCTGAGATCGCAGAAGAAAATCAACGTCCCGCATACGAATAGCTATTATCACGCGCTCTCCTCCGAAGACTACACCAAGCACGGCTTGAATATCTCCGGGCTGGTGGCGGACGAGATGCACGCCTGGCCGGGTCGGGCGATGTGGGATGTCCTGACCGTAGGGACCGGGATCACTCGCCGGCAGCAGTTGATTGTGGTCATCACAACCGCCGGCTGGGATCTCAACTCCATCGGCGGGATCCTCCACAAGCGGGCGATGCAGGCGATAGTGGATCCCGCCTCCGATCCTACATTTCTGGCGCGGATCTACGGCGCCGCAGAAGACGATGACTGGAATGATGAGGCGGTGTGGATCAAGGCCAACCCATCGCTGGGATATCTCTTCGAAATCGAGGACATCCGGGAGGAGTACCAGCAGGCTCTCCGAAGCCCGAGTGATGAAAACAACTTCCGCCGCTTCCGGCTGAATCAATGGGTGAAGCAGGAGACGCGCTGGATTCAGATGGCCGAGTGGGACGCCTGCGCCGGGCCCGTTGAGGCATCGTCGCTAGACCGCCGAACCTGCTACGCGGGATTGGACCTGGCCTCGACGCGGGATATAACCGCGATGGTGCTGGTCTTCCCGCCTTCGGGGAACGAGCCGCACCGGATCATCCCGCACTTCTGGATCCCGCTCGACACGATCCGCGAGCGGACCCAGCGCGATCACGTTCCGTACTATGACTGGGCCGAACGCGGACTCGTTCATACAACTCCGGGGAACGTAGTCGATTACGCCCGCATGAAGGCGGACATCATTGAACTCTCCCACAAGTACGACATGCGGGAGATCGCCTACGACCGGCTATTCCAGGGGGCGGACCTGGCTCAGCAGTTGGAGCGCGAGGGGATCGTCATGGTGCCCTTCGGCCAGGGGTTTATGAGTATGGCCGGCCCATCGAAGGAGCTGGAGAAGATAATTCTGCGCCGCGGCCTGTGGCATGGCGGGCATCCGGTCCTCCGCTGGATGGCGGATAACGTGGTAGTGAAATCGGACGAAGCCGGGAACATCAAGCCGGACAAGGCAAGGTCCACGGAGAAGATCGACGGGATAGTTGCACTGATTATGGGATTGGACCGGGCTATCCGGCACGGCGGGGAAGCGGAATCGTATTCGTTCGAGGTGTTGTAGGAGGAAAGATGAAAGTGCGGGTGGTATCGGACGGGACGATCTATGGCACGAATATTTTCGATGTTGCGAGCGGCGCGGAAGTGCAGGGCATAGTCGGGGTGCGGATATGGCATGAGGCAGGGGAGATTCCAAAAGCAGATATTACGGTCCTGGCGGCCGAGGTTGACGTGATCGCCGACGCTACCTTCTTGGCGCACGAAGAGACCGCGCTGGGGAGGGATGGCACGCCAAGTGGGCTTGTGCCAGTCCTGCGCCTAGTGGACCGGGGCGGCGATCCCGAGTGAACGGATGGCGCGGGAAGCCGGACTGCAAGATATTCCAGCAGGTGACCGGTCTGAGGGTCTGCGACGCTGCCTGGGATCCGGAGGTCGCCAGACACGAGTTCTACCGAGACCTGGCGAAAATGATCTGCTGGTGCCATGGCCACGACCTGCTCTCCTCACGCGGCACACTCGGGGAATTGATCGCCGAAGCGATCGGAGTCCTGACGCCGGATAATTACAAACACCGCGACCCGGATCGCCTAAAAACTCTGACATGGGACGAATTGCGCCGGGGAAGTGCTCGGCCAAGGTAACGCGGGGCGTTGGCTTGGCCAACCATTTCCGGAATCTGATTCGTCGCTTGACAAATAGTCGATACTCGTGCAAGATATACTCGTGCCGGGGATAGACCCGAAAAGGTCTCGGAGGCCCGGCATGGGTGCCGAACAAGCCGACGCTCTTCTACAAGCTCGCCAGTTCCCTCATCGCAAGATATACCCGAGAGACCCGCGGCAGACCTGACGCTTGGGATGACTTCTGGTATGAGTCCTCGCGGCGCGCGTCTTCCTCCAGCGTCAATGTCACGCAGGATGTCGCGCTCTCATGTTCTGCCGTCTATGCCTGTGTCCGCGTCCTGTCCGAGACCGTAGCCCAACCGCCCCTGATTCTATATCGCAGGGATGGTGAGGACCGGGATCGGGCGAGCGGGCACCCGCTCTACTGGCTCCTGCACGATGCTCCCAATCCCGAGATGTCCGCGTTCCAGTGGCGCGAGACGATGACGGCGCACCTCTGCCTCAGGGGGAATCACTATAGCCAGATCGACCGGGACCGCGCAAACCGGGTCAAGGCTCTCTGGCCCCTGGCGCCGGATCGGATGACTCCGAAGAGGCCCGAGCCGGGCGGCCCGCTGCTCTACGAGTACAAGACGGACAACGGCGGCAAGCGCGTCTACCAGCCATCCGAGATCCTGCACGTCCGGGGTATGTCCCTAGATGGGATCATCGGCCTGTCGCCTATCGCCGTCGCGCGGGACGTGATCGGCGCTGCCGTGGCGACGCATGAATATGGGGCGCGCTACTTCGCCAATTCGGCCCTGCCCCCGGGCATCCTGACTCCCGAGACGCATCTGACCACGGAGCAGATGAAGGAACTTCGGGAATCCTGGGAGAGGACGCAGGGCGGGCTTGGGAACGTCCATCGAATCGCGGTTTCGCCTCCGAATATGAAGTTCCAAAGCCTTTCGATCACGCCCGAGGATTCGCAGTTCATTGAAACTATGAAGTTCCGCATCACAGACATCGCCCGGATCTTCGGCGTGCCGCCGCACAAGATCGCGGATTTCGAGCGGGCGACGTTCTGCCTGCCCGCCGAGACGCTGATCGCCACGGATCGCGGTGCGGTGCCCATCGCCGAAGTGATGACGGCGGATAGGGTGTGGTCGCTGATTGATGATGCCCTGGTGCTGTCTCCCGTAACGCGGAGCGGACAGACTGGGGTGGAATCCATGCTCACGCTCAAGACGCAGAACCGCACCATCTCATGCACGGCGAATCATCCGATCCTAACGCGCAGGCGCATCCAGACGAATCTGCCGGCCGACAGCACGCGTCGCAGATACCGCTGGGAACACGGATGGATCCCGGCGGGAGAGTTGGCGATTGGGGATGTCATCGTGACGCTCGGATCGCTTCCCGAATCCGGTGGCGATTCCTGCCCGACGCGAACCGTGACCGAGGGGTTTGCCGAGTTCTGCGGACTGCTTCTGGGTGACGGATGGATAGGACCCGGCTGCGTATCCATCGCCCGTGCATCGACGGCTAACTACATAGACCATTATCGGCAAGTTGTGCGGGATGAGTTCACTGGCCGGGCCGGAGATGTCTTCCTGCAAGAACTTGAGCGTATGACGCGCTTCTCCTCGGTGAAAGCCGCGACCGAATTGCGCGAGTTGGGATTGGGCGGCAAGGCCCATACCAAGAGCGTGCCCGCGTGGGTATTCTGCCTATCGCCGAATCTGCGCTTGGCCTTCCTGCGCGGATTCCTTGACGCCGATGGATCTGTCGATCTCAAGGGGCGCGCATCATTCTCCTCATGTAACGAGATCCTTCTGCGGCAGATCCGCGAACTGTGCATGGGTCTCGGGATCCCCGTTACCAATATGCGGCTGTCGTGTGGCAAGACGCGCCTTCCCAATGGGCGCATCTGTGCGTTTGAGCAGTGGTCGTTCCTCTGCTCGGATCCTGGCGCGAATCGCAGAATCGGAAGCCACGATGCGCGCTATGTGGATCGCATGGCGCGCGGTGTCCCGTTCTGCGAGGGCAAACTGCGCACCTACTACGCCTATGCCGACCGAACGGGGAAGGTTCCGATTCAGCCTCCGGCGGGATGTGGACACGCCAAGATCGTAAGCATTGAACGCGGGGAAGAGGCCGTTCCCGTCTACGACATCTCCGTTGAGGACGGACATAGCTTCATCGCCGAAGGCGTCATCGTCCACAACTCAAACATTACCGAGACGAATCGAGAGTGGATCAAAACCGGCATGATGCCCTGGTGGATCCGGATCGAGAGTGAGATCAACCGCACCCTCCTGTCCGATCGGCAGCAGGGCGAGTATTTCTGTGAACACATGATCGACGGTCTGCTACGCGGCGACCAGACCCAACGGTTCACCGCCTACGCATCGGCGACGCAGTGGGGCCACCTGACCCGCAACGAGATCCGGCGGATGGAGAATATGCCGCCTCTCGGCGAGGAAGGCGATCGGGTCTGGGTGCCGACGAACATGATGCCGCTCCCGAAGCCGGGCGAAGAAATGCCGAAGCCGGCGCCCGCTGCGCCGCCCGCCGCAAATGTGCCGGAGGAAGTGCCCGCCGACGCAACCGTTGCGGTCGATGAAAAGACCCAGGCCGCCGCCCGAGCCTTCCTCCCGGCATTCGCAGACGTTATCGCGCGCGTGATCCGGCGCGAGAAAGCAGACGTTATGGCCTCTGCCCGGCATCTGTTGAAGCGCGGGAAGGCGGAGGAGTTCGACGCCTGGCTCGATGACTTTGGTGCGCAGCATGAAGCGTGGAGCCGCGAGCAGGTCGATCCGCTGTTGAGATCGTTCTACCTGTCGTTGATCGGGGCCTCGGGCGCGGGGGCGGCCGGGATCGGGTCACTTGTTGACTCCCGATCGAGCGCCTTCGGCCGGGGGCGGGCAGAGAGGATGGCGTCGGTACGCGAGTGGGCGCATGCGGCCGGCGGGGATGTGTCCGCGTTCGAGGCCCGAATGAACAACGGGGGCGGCGAAGATCCGGGGGCGATGGCCCTGGATCTAATCGCGTCCGGATACGAACTGGTCCGGCCCCTGATCGGAGGCGACCGTGCGCATTGAGGAACTACAGGCCCGGATCCCCGAGAGGGAAATGCGGGCGTTCCCACTACAGATCGAGGTGCGGGACGTAGAGTCGGGCGTTGGCACAATCGCGGGGCATGCGGCGGTGTTCAACTCCGAGACTGTCATCGCGGACACCTTCCGCGAGGTGGTCCGCCCCGGGGCTTTCACAAAGACATTGGGCGAGCATGCTGACGTGCGCGCGCTACAGAATCACGATCACAATCTAGTCCTGGGGCGCACCAAGAGCGGAACTCTGCGCGTGGGGCAAGACGAGACCGGGCTCGCCATTGAGGGCGATCTACCCGACACGACGTATGCGCGCGATCTGGCCGTGGTAATGCGGCGCGGCGACGTGGACCAGATGAGCTTCTGGTTTCGGAAGATCAAGGATCGCTGGAGCGAGGAGCGCGACAAGCTCCCGTTGCGCGAACTGCTAGAGGTTGAACTGCTGGATGTGTCGGTCGTCACGTTCCCGTACTACCCGGCGACCGATGCAAGCCTGAGAGGTTTGGTTGAACACGCGCGAGGCGGCGGAAAGCTTACGCCGGAAGAGCGCGAGATGGTTTCTGAGCTGTTGGGCGTCAAGCTAGACGAGCCGGGGAAGGCTCCCCACTCGGACGATGCCGTTCCAGCCCCAGACCCGATCCGGGCGGATCAGTCGCGGAGGATGGATCAGGCGTTGCGGATTGCCGAGAGCAAGAGATGGCTGACACAGAGAGGGAATGCGAGATGAAGCTTACGGAAATGCGGGACAAGTACCGCGAACTCATCGAGCAGGCCGAGGCGATTCGCATGAAGGCGAATGCGTCTGAGCCTACGGTTGAGGATGCAAACAAGGTAGACGATTTGCTCAAGCAGGCCGATGGCGTGCGGTCGCAGATCGAACGCGAAGAGAAGTTGGAAGAGCACAAGGTTTGGGCCGGCCAGAGCCAGAATCCGGTCGAGAAGCCGAATCCCGAGGCGCGGAAGGTGACTCCGCCCAGCGATGATCTCGGTCTTGCGCTACAGGGGATTGCATTGCGCGGCGGATATCCCAACTTCACGCAGGATCAGAGGTCTCGGATCGAGAAGCGCGCTCCGAGCGGGATGAACGTGGCGATCGGGTCCGAGGGCGGCTTCTTGCTCCAGCCCGAGTACGTCGCCGGGATTCTTCAGAAGACCTATGACACATCCCTTGCCGCGCGGCTCTGCCGGCGTTGGCAGATTGGCGCGAACTCCTCCAGCCTGATCCTGACCACGATCAATGATTCTTCCCGGGTTGATGGCTCTCAGTTCGGTGGTGCCGCGGCATATTGGGCTCCCGAAGCTACCGCAGTTACGGCGAGCAAGCCGGCGCTCGGTCAGTTGGAGATCAAGCCGAAGAAGGTCTTTGCCTTCTGGTGGGCCACGGACGAACTGGTGCAGGACGCAACAGCCCTGAGCAGCCTAGCCTACGACATTTTCGGCCAGGTGCTTTCCTTCAAGGTCGATAACGCGATCATCAATGGGACGGGCGCTGGTCAGCCACTCGGCATCCTGAATGCCCCATGCCTCGTGACGCAGGCGAAGGAAACCTCCGGCCAGAACCCCGGATCCGCCTCGATCCTCTATCCCAATATCGTGAAGATGTGGTCGAGGATGTGGCCTCGGTCTCATGCGAACGCCGTCTGGTTTGCCAACGTGGATACATTCCCCTGGTTGGCCTCTATGGGCCTCACGGTGGGCACCGGCGGCGCTCCGGCATTCATGCCGGCCAATGGCATTACTGGCACGCCCTACTCGACTCTGATGGGTCGCCCGATCATCTTCCATGAGTCCTGCTCAACGTGCGGGACCGTGGGCGACATCATCCTCGCGGATATGTCGCAGTATGCGCTCGTTGACAAGGGCGGTGCGCAGATGGCCGAGAGCATCCATGTTCACTTCACTCAGGACGAGAACTGCTACCGGATGATCTATCGGGTTGATGGTCAGCCGCTCTGGTCCTCGTTCATGACGCCGGCCACTGGCAGTGCCAACACCCTGAGCCCGTTCGTCGCCCTGGCGACCCGGTAAAGGAGGGACGATCCAATGATGCCCTTCACGTTGCCGGAGAACCTGAAGATTGTTGAGGCGATCACGCCCTCCGTGGGCGCTGCCGTCTCGGGCGATTACATCTCCTGCAAGAATGCGCACAAGGTCTGGATCGCGTGCAGCATTCAGCAGGCCGCGGCGAACACGATCACGATTGGACTCACCGAGAATACGACTGTTGGAACGGGCGTTCCGGCGGTCGTTACTGCCACGGTGCCGATCTGGTCGAATCTCGATTGTGCGACCAGCGACACATTGGTCCGACGGACTGATGCGGCTACCTATACGACCGATTCCGGGGTGAAGCACAAGATCGTCATCATGGAGTGGGATCCGGCCAATCACACGGCCGGATACGACTGCATCATGGTGACGGAGGGGGCATCCGCCGCGGCCAATATCTTCTCGGCTGTCTATCTGATTGCCGAGAGATATCCGCAGCCCACGCCTCCGGCGTCGATCTCGGACTAGGAGAGTAATACAGTGTTTCCATTCAGCCTTCCAGAGAACATGAAGATCGTAACGCTGTATGGCGGTCCAAGCAATGGCTCGGTCACGACCATGAGCGACTACATCTCGCTGAAGAACGCCAACAAGGTCTGGATCGTCGGCTACTACTACGGCACGACGGGCACGACCTTCCCGGTCACGATGTACGAGGCGACCGCGGTAGCCGGCACCGGCTCTGCGATCATCACGGCGACGTGGCCGATCTGGACCTGCTGCTCGACTACGGTTCTCGACACCCTGACCAGGGGAACGGACGCGGCGAGCCTGACGATCGACCCAGATGGCGGGGCCGGGGCTTCTCCGATGCTGTTCATCTTCGAGTGGGATCCGCAGAAGTTCTCCGCCGGCTTCGACTGCTTGGCGGTCAAGGGCGCTACGGGGAACGCGGCGGACAACGTGACCATCCTGGCTTTCATTGCGGAGCGGTACGCCTCGGCGAGTCCGCCTTCCGCGATCGTTGATTAGCGACTAGGACCGGGGGCGGGGCCGACCCCGCCCCGAGTAAAGGGAGAGACCAATGGCACATGCGGGAAGCCCTCCGCGCGCAGCCCTTCAGGCGGCGTGGATCGGCGGGAGTCTAATCATCTATCCGGGGGATATCACCGGCACGATGTTCTTCGTGGATTCGGTTCATGGGGACACGAATAACAGCGGTCTGTCTTGGGACAATGCGATGGCGACGATCGACGAGGCAGTCAACAAGTGTACGGCCGCCCATGGCGACTGGATCATGGTCGCGCCATCTCATGTAGAGAACCTGGCGGCCGATTCTGCCGTGGACATCGACGTTGAGGGCGTGACCGTCTACGGTGTCCGGCAGGGCAACTACATGCCGACCCTGACCGCCACGGGGACCACCGGAGACCTAAAACTGGCCGCCGCCAATGTCACCGTGAAGAACATCCGCTTCTCTGGCGGGATCGATGTCACGACCGGGATCGTCGAGATCGGTGCCTTTGCCAACTGCGCCCTGATCGACTGCGAGTATATCGACACGACCGGCCAGTGTACGGATGCGGTCATGATTCTCAATGGGTCCAGCAACATCCTGATCGACGGCCATATCCATCGTGGAGACGCGGCCGCCGGGACAAACTCGGCGATTGCGGCGGCTGGTTGCACCGATCTGGAGATCCGGAACTGCAAACTCTATGGCAACTTCGCGGTGGGCGCCATCGATATCCGAACGAATGCTTGCACCCGCGTGAACATCCATGACTGCAAGATTTGGACTGAGAATGCGGCAGATATCGCGGTCATCGACACGATCACGACATCCACCGGATGGATCGGCCCGAATCTCTCGATTGCTCTCCAGGACAATGCCGCGAACATCACGACGGCCTGCACCGGAGCAACTTTCCAGTATGTTGACCCGATCTATATCGTCAACCTGGTTGGCGAGAAGGCAATGCTGACCAACCTCACGGCCAGCACGCACGCCTAGTAAATCGACTGGTGGGGCGGATCTCCGGGTCCGCCCCGCCCTAGGAGTAAGACATGCCTGGTCCCTCTAGTTTCACTGTTACGAAGGGTGTCGCGGGATTCACGAACTCGCAGACATCCGGTTCCTACTCTACCCTTTGGGGTGATTGCCCGATTCTGGATTGGATCACCGATCCAAGCATCGGCGTCTATTTCTTCGATGATTTCCTGGGTTACCACACAACGCACCTGTGGACCTCGACGCTGACGGACACCGGGACGACTGCGATCACGACCGGCCTCGGTGGGTGGTTGTCCATCGTGCCGTCCGATGGTTCGGTG